TGGCGCCGGAACCGACCGAGCCACCCGCAGCAGCAAGCGTGTTGCCGCCAAGCGATCCAGCAACGCCGGCCGTCCTCGATTGCAGCGATCCGACCGCGGAACCGATCTGCGAGGCGGCCGCGGCGACCTGAGAATGCGCCGTGTCGGCGGCGCTGCCGAGGCTTGCAAATTGCGCGCGCATAGCGTCGATCGCATTCTGCACCGAGCGCGCAGCCGCCTCGATCCCGGCTTGCAGCTCATCGGTCCGGGCGCTGATGACGACGCTGGTTCGAATATCGGCCACTCTGCGACCTCAAAGCCTGTGTGTTATGCGTTGCGCTTCAGCGCTGCGAAATCGAGCACGACCGACGCCAATCCGGCGTGGACGTCGCCGCTGCCGAATCCGGGCCCCAGCTCGGCCAGGAGCGAGGCCGGGTCGCCGTTTCGGGGACTCGCCGCGCGAATCTGCCGGGAGAGTCTGCCAGCTCGGTCGAAACCAAGATAAGCCGCCACGGTGATGTGTAGCGGCGGATGCTCGGTCCAATACCCGATCAGCTCCTCGACCTCGAGGAGCGTCATGGCGTCGATTACGGGATAGCTGTAGCCGCAGGCGGTGGCGAGAAGCCCGTAGACGGGGCCCCACTCGATCTCGTCACCGCCGTCGCTTCCCCCGGTGCGGTCTCGCGCAGCCGGAGGCCCGAGCCGGTCAACACCGCGTTCAACACGGCGCCGGCATTGCCGAGATCGAGCAGCTGCTCGACCGTCTCCAGTGTTGCGTCGGGATAGTTGCGCTGCACCGCCGCAGCGACAATCTCGACTAGAACGTCGATCTGCTCTTCGCCCATCTCGCTGCCGACGGCGCTCAACTGCCGTACCTTCGGCATCAGCCGGCGAAGCTGGCCGAGCGTCAGCGGCGGCACGGTCCAGTCCCGGCCGCCCATCTCGATGACGACACCGGGGATCATCGGCGGCTCCTCATTCGACAGTGCTCAAATAGCCAATCGTGCCCGAGGCGTCGGCAAAAGCCATGAAATCGAGCTCGTGGATCGTCCAGTCGTCGATCTTGGTCGGCAGCGACAATTTGTTCGCAGTGCAGGCATTGAGCCGCAGCGCCGTGCCCTTGCCGCTGTATGTCGTATAAAATGTCGCCTTGAAGGTCGGCGTCGTGCCCATCAGCTGGTTCGTCAGGGTCAGCTTGCTGCCGTTTGTCGCCAGATTGTAGGTATACGAAATGAGGAGGGCGGCGTTGTCGTCGGCTGACGAAAACGTATAGATGCCGGTGGCGAAATTGACCGAATATTGGCCGGCCGAGGTCGGTGTCGTCACTCGGTTGAAGCGCTCGCCGGTGGTGGCATAGGCGACCCCGAGGTCGTCATTGAAGCTCGCGGCATTGGCAACGGTGACCGTGAACGGGGTCGAGGCCGGCACGATCTGCGCCTCGTATTGCGCGACGGCGAACTGGCCGGTAGCCACAGTCGTCCCGAAAAACAGGTCGCTGTAGAGCAGCCCCAGGATCTGGGCGAATTTGGCCTTGCCGCTGATCTTGCCTTGGCCGCGGGCGATCGCCACGGGGAATTGAAATTGGCCGTAAAGCTCCTTGTCGGTCCAGTCGAAATCGACCTGGATGTCCTGGAGCACGCCGAATTGACGCGGACCGATCCCCGAGCCGGTCACATCGGTGCGCTCGCCCCAGACTGCGCCCGAGCCAAAGCTGAGCTGCATGTCAGACACTCCCTTTGCTGAACTTGCTGTGGACCTGGGCCAAGAGCCGCTTCAGGGTCTCCTTGGCGGCATGTGCCGCGTTCCAGGCTTGGGTCTCGCGCGCGACCGCCGAACCGGGGAAGTGATCTTCCCACCAGCGCTCGATCAGCTCGTCGATCGGCATGCTGCCGGCAGCATTGGCGGCCGGCCGCTGGTTGTTGTCGTCCATGGCTTGTCTCCGAGTGTTCAGACGCACAGGATCTCGACCGGCACGATGGCGATCGCCTGGTCGCCGAGGACGCCCTCGTCGGTCTCGACCTTGCCGGCGATGTAGGCATGGCTGACCATTGCCGGCAGCCCGAGGTTCTGCATCCCAGTGGTCGGCGACGGCGTCAGTGCTGCTTCGAGCGCGTCGAGCAGCGGGTTCAGGACCATTGCCGGCGCCAGATACGGGTCGCTCGAATGCACATAGACGTAAAAATCGGCGTAAAGGGTCCATACGATCGGCGCGCCCAGCGCCTTGACCGCGGCATGACCGCCTTTGTCGCTCATAAAGAGCGCCGGCTGCTCGGCCGGGGCGACATCGGCCCAGTGCCGCAGCCGACGATTGGCACTGGCGAAATTTGCCGCGCCCGATGCGAGCTCCCAAAGGGCCGCGTAAATTGCTTCACGCACGATCATGGCGCGAGAACCTCGCGTAGCGCCGCGTCGATCTCGGCGCTGATATCCGGCGTCATATCGTCGAGAGCCGAGCCGAGAAACGAGCGGCCGGGCAAATCGAACCGCCTCCGATACGCTCGCACATTGATGGTTTTTTCGGCGATCGAACGGCCAAAAGCCGCCCGGATCCGTCGCAGGCTGGCGCGGACACTGACAACACCCGAGAAGCCGAATTCCTGGGCGCGGCCGTAATCGAGATCGGTCCACACCGTTGCGTCGACAGCCGTCGCGGTCTCCTCAATCGCGAGATCGATGCTCGACCGCAGCTTGCCGCTGCGCGGCTGCACGGACTGGCCGCCCAGCTTGTCCTGCACCCGCTGCTGCAGCTCACTGCCGAGATTGCCGATTATCCGCGTGACAGCGGAATTCAGCGCGTCCGGCAGCCCATCGAGCCGCGCCAGCGCCTGGTCGGCGCCGGCGATCTGTGCGGTAATCACAGCGCACCGGCGACAGTTGCCGCGTCGGTCGCGGTCGCGGCCGCCATCGGCGGATAGAACGTGGCCGGGGCCACGGCGCGATATTGCTGCAGCATCGCCCGAACCGGGTTGCTCAAATCCTGTTGCGAGTAGGTCACGGTCTCGCCGCTGGTGAGCGCCCGCGACACTTCGCCGATGCGGGTACGATCGCGATAGCGCAGCGCCACCAATTCGATGCAGGCCTGGGCAATTTCCGGCGGGACCGGCGAATACCCCGCCGTGTACACGACGACCACGTTTTGCGGCCGTCGTGTAAAATAAAAGCCGCGCACGGCCAGCTGGGTCGGGCTGAAGACGTAGCCGGCGGTCCGCGTCGATGTGCTTGGCGGAATGGCGATATCGTCGATCGTCAGCGAGATCACCGCCGAGACCGGAAAGCTGCCAAACTGCATGCGGCGGCCGCCGGTCCCGTCGCGCACCTCGATATAATCCGATTGGACGATCCGGCGGTTGAGCCAGCTCTCGATAAACTGGCTCGCCGCGGTGATCAGACGGGTCAAGAGCGCATCGTCGGTGATCGGGAACGCACTTTGGCCCGTCTGCAGCCACGCCTTGACATCGGCGAGAGTGGTCAAATCGCCATACGCCACGGTGTCATTCCTTTACGGCTTTTCCCTTGGCGGCGCGCCGGGGCGGCGGCGCGGCCTCTACCTCGGGAATGACCGGCACATAGCCATGCGCCGCCAGATCGGCCACGGCCTGCGCCGGGACGAGGACATCACCATTGGCATCGCTCGGGTATTGCCGGCCGCCATAACTGCAAGCCAGGGCCTCCTCGTGATGCAAGCGGACCCGCTCGGCCACCTCCGCCTCCGGGCGCGGGGCGGCGTCCGCCGTCACCGCGGCAAACCCACCGACACGTGTCAGGTAGGGAACGGCCTCGGGCGGCACATGCACGAGGCCATCCGGATCGACGCAATAGCGATGGGTGCCGTGATTGGCTTCGTCCTGGCCGAACATGGCCCGGAGCGCCACCAATTCGGTCATCGCCGTCAGCCGTTGCCGATATTGGTGATGACGCCCATCGCAAAGGGCGCATAGACCGCGAGCACCTCCTCGGCATAGACGCCGACCTGGCGCTGGCGGGTCACGATCGGCCAGTCGATCTGATAGTAATCCTGCCGGGTCTTGACCTCGGCAACGTTCGGGACCTCGTTCGACTGGTATTGGATCGGAAGGTTCTCGGCCCAGCCGATGATCGTGCCGGGCGGCACCCGCGGATGGATGCGGATCGGGATTCTCAGTCCGCCATTGAGCGCAAACGGGTTGTAGTAGTATTGGATGACACCCGACGCGGTCAGCTGGTATTCGCCATCCTTGCCATCGGCCGGCGAGTCGTAGCGCAGCAGCGGCCCCGATGCGTTCGACAGCACCTTGGTGGTGATGTTCTTCAATTCCTGCGAATTGACGTAAAGAACGGTTGGGGACAATTCGAAATTGTTCCACATGGTCTGGAACATCGTGTCGATCTCGACGACCGAGCCGCGGCCGGAGGCGGTCAGGCTGGTGCCGGTGCCCGCGGTGCCGGTCGGCATGACGCTGACATAGGCGTTTGACCCCGGCTTTAGCGCCGTGGTCAACAGTCCGTCAAAGGCAAGGCTCGGATTGGCCGAATGGTCGCCGGTGATTGCGGTCTGCGACTGGTTGCCGGTGGCGAGCGGCGCCGATACCGCCACGCTGTTCAAAGTCGTGATCTGCTGCAATGTCTCGGTGCCGGTCGAGGTAGAGATGTACCAGGCATAGGCGACCGCCCCTACGACTGGAGTAACGCTGGCAAACAATGTCTGGCCGAGGGTCACCGACTGGCTCGCCTCCGGGCTGATGCCGGACGACCCGCCGAAGAGGGTGAAGCTCTGGCCATCAACCCCGGTGACGCTCTTGATGGTGGCAACCCCGCCCGATACACTCGAGTTCTGATAGCCTTCGAGGGTCAGCGCCACGACCTTGACGAAATACGTCGCCGTCGGCAGCGTGCCGCCGGAACCCGAGGCCGAGAGCGTCGGCGCCGCAGGCGCGGTGAGGACCAGCGAGGCATTGCCGGCGAGGATCGCCATCTCCTCCTTCAGCATCATCTTTTGCAGCAGGCGAAAGGTCATCCGACCCTGGATGTCTTCGAATTGGCGGCCGGCCGAGATTGCCTCGAAGGTTGCTGCATCTTCTTCGCCGATCGTCACAAAGGTCGCCGATTTGGTCGAGGTCGAATAGGACATCTGGCCCGAGCGCTGACCTTCCGGAACCCATCCCATCGCATCGAAGCCGGAGCCGATGATCGCATTGACCTGGCGCCAATTGGTGGCGGTGCCGGTGCCGCCCGAAACCCGCGGCATGACGTTGCGGATCGGCGTGACAAACGGATAGAGGTTCTTGGCCGGCGCCTGCAGGTCGAACGCCAGCAGGCCCGTCGCCGTCGAGATCGACTTGGCGAGCGCATCGTTGGGATGCGCCCGTGCCTGCCGGATCAACGCCAGCGTTTCCTGAGTGACTGCATTCATCGCGTGATCCTCCCAAAAGGGGGACAAAGAAAAACCCGCCGAAAGGCGGGTCTGAACATGGCTACGAGGCAGATCGAGGGGCGCCGCGAAGCCCGGTAGGGATTAGGCCAACTGCATTATTCGCCGCGCAGCTCCTTCGCGCCGGCGAAGGCGGGGGGCGTGATCGGGCGAGTGCGGGAGGCCTTGATCAGCGCCAGTGTCTGCTCCTCGTTGCTCATGCGGGCGAAGGCGGCGGCGAGTTCGTCGTCGGCGAGTGCTGCGTCGCCACCATTGTCCTGTTGCTTCGAGACCGCCACACCCTTGGCGATCGTCGTCGGTGGCAAAGGGGTGCGGGCGATGTCCTCGACGCGCTTTCTCAGCTGATCGAGGCGCGGCACGATATCGCCAAGCGCCTTCATCAGTGCCGCCTTTTCGGCGCGCTCCTCCGTCAGCGCCTTTGCCAGATTTGCCGCGCGGGCCGTCTTGCCCGGCTCGAACCGCGTGCCTTCGGCTTCTTCTTCGGCCTCTGCAAGTCCATCGCACGCGGCGCCAGCGGCAACCAGATGGTCGTGCGCCGCGCCGAGATAGCCCATAGTCTCTTGCGAATGGCGCACGCCTGCCTTGGCCGTGATACAGCACACGCCGTCGGTCAGCTTGGCGACGCAGTCATGGGCCACGTCCATCAAGGCCTGGTGGCCGTTGCCACGCTTCCCAAGCGCTTCGGCGATCATGTCGAGGACCGATTGCGAGCTGTCCACCGTTGCATTTGTGCCGGGGCGAAATTCAGATGCCAGCGCGTGGAGCATCGGCGGCCGAACCCCGGAATTTCCCGCGGTGTTGACGGTCGCCTCCTCGTCGGGCACGGCGCCGGCGGCTTGCAGCGCGTCACACACTTGCTCCATATGATCGCGTTCGCGAGCTGTAAGCACCGGCATTCCAATGCACCGGTCGGCGGCATGGCAAGCGAGATCGAGAAGCGCCTGGTCGCTCTGCGAGTGCTTGGCCCCAATCTTGGCAAGCGCAGGACTTTTGGCGAGAACCGCATCGGCAAATTTCTGCATCCTCGGCCCCTTGCGTTTACAGATATCGGCGACGAGGTCCGCCGCGGCGGCTCCTGCGGCCGTGGCGAGCACCCCATAGGCGGCCGTGTCGATCGACGCGTCCCCCTCCTCCGCATTGTCGAGGATCTCGCGCGTCTCTTCGGCGACGAGCGCGTTCAAAAAGCCGCACAGCTCGGCCACGATTTCTTGCAAACGCGCCGGCTGCGGCGAGTTGTCTCCCTCCATCGCGGCCTCGACCGAGAGCGTTTCCGCAAGCCAATCGAGATCGAGAATGATCGCCGCAACGCGCCCGACATCCGCCAGCGCCTTGCGCAACGACAAGCTCGTCAAGGCTTTCTGGGACTGGGCGTCGCCGATTGCCGACGGGGGCCCGCTGCGATCGATCTTTTCCTTCCACGCGGCGATGATCTTGGCTTTGATCCGGCCGAGCTGCGCTGCCGAATAACGTTTGGCATTGATTGGTCGGTTGATGAAGTTCCACGCCGCGCGGATGTGCCGCTCGGTGTCGATCGGATAACGTTTCTTGCCGTCCGGTTGGTAGCCGGGATCGGCATAGTCGATCCCGCCGTAAGGCTCGGTTCGACTGTCGCCCTGCGATGCCACAACCGCTCCCTCGGCGGTGGTGAGCGCTTTTTGCGCCGCGGCGATCAACCCGGTGCCGCCGCTTGCCGCGTCGGGCCGGGCCCCTTCGAGGCATTTGAGCGCATCGACCTTTGCCAAATGCCGGTGTTCCGGCACACCGCAGGCCCAGATCTGCAGCGGCGGGTTGAACCGCGTTTCCGACATTTCAGCGTCTCCTGAGGCTTTCCAGTAATCGAACACCGCCTCGGGATTGGCGGGGCGATCGACCAGCGAGATTTCGTTGAGGACCAGACCGGTGATGGTCTTATAATCGGCGGGGTCGCGACAAGTGACCTGACCGCCGATCGAGTAGCCCTTGTAGACGCCCTCGACGACCTTTGCCCACGCCTGGTCATCGACAATGCGGGCGCCGACATAAAGGCCCTTGTCGTCGACTCCGGCTTCCTTCGCCACGCCGACTGCCGAGAGCTGGTGCATTTCGCGGATGTTGGCGAATTTCATATAATCGCCAAGGGCAGCGACGAGCGCCTCGCGTTTGACGATCTCGCCCTGGTCGTCGCGCGCCTCGGTCGAGGCGTAGCCCCAGACCTCGCGACGCTCGGAATCAACCTTCGCGATTGGAAAATAGATTCGCATGCTTGGATGTCCGATCGGTTGCTCGGTCGGGTAGAGACGGCGAGGGCTATGCGCCTGCGCAAAGGACTGTCGAGTTGAGGCTCAAAACACGCCCATCACTCAGTGAGACGGTGGCTTCGAGCACATAGGTGGCGCCGGCGGCTGACGCCGGCATGCCGCCGACCGAGGCGACCGAAAAGGATCCGGCGCGGGTTTGCAGCGCGCCGGAAAGCGGGTCGCGCGTCTGGATTACAGTCGCCAGCTTGGTCGCAAGGATGCGCGATTGCGCGCTCGGGTCGGTCGCAGTCTGAAATGGCGCCAGTGCACAAGTCCAACTCGTTGACACCATTGTCGCTGCTCCAATGTCGGCCGTGAAATCAAACGCGAAATTGTCGATCTCGCCGATTTCGATAGGGTCAAAAGGGGTCGGCAAGCGCATTTCAGTTTCCCTTCAACAGCTGGACACGGCCGCTCGGACCAAGAACGCGCACGCGCCCCGGGGAACGCAGCAGCCTGTCCACCGAGGTCGGCGTCGACAACTCTTCCATCCATTCCAGCCGTAACAGCAGGTCGATCGTATCGACCGACCTCGTGTTTCCGCTCCACTCAATCGGAGGGGGCCGTTCTCGGAGCACCGATGCGGTCAGCTCGACCCGATTCTCGGTTTCACCTGTGATGCCCTCGAGCCATGCGCCGAATAGGCCGATGTCGGCAATCCTGCGCACCAGATATCCGGCGCCGGTGGCGGTATCGTCTCGAGCCGTTATCAGCACCTCGAGAATTGCCAAGCTGTCTTGGACAACCACAACTGCGCCGGACCACTCAACCGGCGCGTCATGTCCGCACCGCGTCTGCAGCAAAGTTTCGGCAGCAGCCTTAGCATCGACAGAGCGCGTGAGCAGAGATTCCTCGAGCGCCGCCACCACATTCCTGTTAAGCGTGTCAAGAATCCCTAATGTCGCGCCTGCGTCTCCCTTCAATACGATTGGAAATTCAAACTCGCATACCCCAGTGGCAGCGACGGCCCCACCAACCGCACCGATGTCGATCGTCTCGACGGTGACGAGCGCACCAAGGTCGCCGAAGATCATCTCAGGGCTGCGCCCCCCAGCAAACGACCCCTACCGTAACCGTCGAGGCGACACTGCATTGGGCGCGGGCGGCGATCCTGGTGCCCTGCGGAATCACGCAGGGAATGCATATCGGCGTCGTGACGAAGGTGTTGTTCACGACAATCGGCACCTTGACGAGCGGGATCTCGCTGCCGCTGGCGCCCCACCCGATCTCCACATAAATCTGGCCGTTCGGACCGCCGGCAGTTGTGGTGCAGGTGGGCAGTGCGAACAGCATGCCTATATCGGCCGGGGTCGCGGCCTGCACCTGCACCCACCCGGTCAGTGTTGTGCCGTTGAGGGTGATCGGGTTGGTCGGATCGGCGCCGGTAAAGTCGGTGCACGATACTACGCGACCAAATCCGCGCGAGAGAGCGCCCGATTGGATTCCGGTAACCGCAACGCGCAGCTGCCCACCAGATGCTGTCGTCGCGGTCTTGGCCTTGATCACAGCGCCTGATGGGACGCGAAGCGGCAACCAGACAGACGTGCCGATGTCGTTCGACGCAATCACATTGTTGAAGGCGATACTGTCCGCAATCGTCTGGTCGCTACCGCCCGTATTAGCGGTCAAGGTAAGGATCCCTCGTTTTTGGTTGGCTATGCCGATCGAAAGCGTGATCGCGTCATAGGCAAAGCTGCTCGTCCCGAGGGTCGCGAGCGTACCAAACGTGCCGGCGGTGGCGCTGGCGATCACCGTTGTCGTCGAGCCGGCGCCGGAAAAACCAAGCTGCTCGACGCGGGCGCCGCGGGCGCGGGCAAAGCCGTAGCCCATTTCAGGCCCCATTTAGGTTGACGACGCGCCAAGCAAAGCTGCGGCTCATTGTCGATCCGGCGACGAGAAGGGCCGTGAACTTGATGAAATCCGGGGTCGGGAACGGCCCGTAAGAAACCATCTTGAAGCTCGGCGCGGCGGGTCCCAAGGCCAGTTCGTCGAGCACACGCGAATTGGTGCCGTCGGCGGAGGCGTAGGCGCGCAATTGAATCTGATCGCCATCGGCTTGCGTGCTCGTGTCGAGCAATAAAATGAACGTGCCGCTGGCGGTGGTGGTGCTCGCCAACGTCGTTTCCGTTG